TGAAGAAATAGAAAGTGCCCGCAAGGATCTAGATGAAAGAACCTTCCGCCAAGAGTATATGGCCAGCTTTGAAACCTTTACAGGTCGCATCTATTATAGTTTTGATCGTGCCCTCAATGTGGTGAAATATCAAGGCCTAACTCCTGATGCAGTCTATGTGGGTATGGACTTCAACATAGACCCAATGAGTGCAGTGATTGCTACTAGAACAGGCGACACCTTACACGTCATAGATGAAATAAGAATATTTGGTTCTAATACCCAAGAGATGGTAGCTGAAATCAAACAACGATATCCCAAAAGCAAAATCTGGGTCTACCCTGATCCTGCTGGCAGTCAACGCAAGACTTCAGCGGGCGGACAAACTGACATTATGATATTGCAGAACGCAGGCTTTGTGGTCAAAGCACCCCGCAGTCATACACCAGTCCGTGATCGTATCAATGCAGTCAACAGTCGTTTGTGTAGTTCCAGCGGCATTAGACACCTGATCATTGACCCTAAGTGTAAATACACTATTGAGGGACTAGAGCGTCAGACCTATAAGGAAGGCACCAGCCAACCTGACAAAGACAGTGGTTATGACCATATGAATGATGCATTAGGTTATGCAGTTGACTATCTATTCCCCGTGCGTAAAGATCAAGACCCTGAACTCCTAGTGCCACAACGCTGGGGTCATCGTGTGGCATAACAAGGACAAATAAATGAACATAATTCAAACACTATCAAACGAACTTAGAGCCTTGCTACAAGGCAATCTACTCTATGAAACCTACTTCCCACAGTGGCAGTATCTATTAGAATCGTATGTTGGTGGTCAAGAATACAAAGATGCCAATCATCTAACACGCTATCAACTGGAAACAGATGCAGAGTATCGTGCTCGTATCCGTTCAACACCCTTAGAGAATCATTGCCAGTCAGTGATATCAGTCTATAACAGTTTCTTGTTCCGTGAAGATCCAGTTAGAGAGTTTGGCTCAATTGAATATATGCCAGAGCTTGAAGACTTCTTACGTGATGCAGACTTTGATGGTCGCAGTCTCAACGCATTTATGAAAGATGTGAGTTGTTGGACTTCAGTATTTGGTCACGCTTGGATCATAGTGTCCAAGCCCAATGTAGGTGCAGTCACTGTGGCAGATGAACAGGCACAGGGTGTTAGACCTTATGTGAGTCTACTAACCCCAATGGTTGTGCTAGACTGGGAATATAGTCGTGCTCCAAGCGGTCGTGTTGAATTAAGATATCTACGCTACCTAGAAGAAACCACAGGCGAACTTAAGACTGTAAAGACTTGGCGTCCAGACCTAGTGACCACCACAGTAGTTGACACCAAGCGAGATCAAATTATTGAAACAGTAGAAGAAGTCAATGGTCTAGGTATGATACCAGCAGTGTGTGTCTACAATGGCAGAAGCATCATACGTGGCTTTGGTATTAGTGACATCGCTGACATTGCTGATGCACAGAAGTTTATCTACAATGCTACCTCAGAAGTAGAACAGTCAATACGTATGGACAGTCACCCTAGCCTAGTCAAGACACCTGAGACACAGGCAGGTGTTGGTGCTGGCGCTATCATCAATATGCCAGAGAACTTGGACCCAGGCTTGAAGCCCTATGTGTTGGAGTTTGGTGGTGCAAGTATTGATTCAATTTACAAATCAATTGAACACGCTATCAGTTCAATAGACAAGATGGCCAACACTGGTGCCGTTCGTGCTACTGAATCAAGAACAATGAGTGGTGTTGCTATGGAAACAGAATTCCAACTGTTGAATGCACGCCTAAGTGAAAAGGCAGACAATTTAGAATTAGCAGAAGAACACTTGTGGACCATCTGGTCTAAGTATATGGGCACAACCTGGACTGGTAGCATTGACTATCCAGGCAGCTTCAACATTCGTGACACTGGTCAAGAAATTACACAACTACAGACTGCCAAGAACACTGCCACTGACCCTGCAGTTCTACGCAAGATAGATGAGCATATCCTAGAGTGGATGGGTGAAGAAAAAGAATATCTACCATTCATTGATCCTAATCCACAGCCAGGCAGACTATATCCTGATGGAGAAGTGATCAACAGCAACTTGCCAGCGGCCTACCAACCTGCAACTAACCCAGAAGTTCCACCAGGCGAGAACTGTGGCAACTGTGAATACTACAAGCCAGGCGAATTATATTGCACCAAGTTTGATGCACCCGTTCGTGCAGTCTACTGGTGTGCTAAATGGGAGCCATATGAAGAAATGGCCAGCGTGATGACTGCTGAACTGATGGCTGAGATACAAGAAATGATTATGACTGGTATGACCAATGCTGAGATTATGGCAGCACTGCCAGGTATCACAGTAGAAGACATTGTGAAAGCTGCCGCTGAAGCCGCAAGAAACAACAACTAAGGAGAAGACTATGCCAGGAAGAGGAAGAGGACGTGGTAAGAAACCACCAAAGCGTTAATTGGCTAGAATACTTTGAGAGCATACAGAAAGAATGCCCTTGGAGTCTTAAAGCCTACAAACAAGGTGCCATTAGCATAGAGCATTGGAGTGACACAGATACACTAGAGCCATTGGGCAACTATCAGGCTAGAATGTACATTGTAGACTACCCAGATAACATTGTTGAAGCAATGGCAGAAGAATTAGACTGCGATGATCAAGAATCTGAATGGTTGTTTTCATATCCAGGTTATGGAGAGTTTGCAACACCAGTCAAGGTTCTCATACAACAAAATAGACAGCAGTTGACGGCGTTAAGAAATAAATTATAATCCTGGGAGCGAATCAGGTGCTAGCACAGTCATTTATAGTGTGATTGTGCTAGCCTTTTATAAATAACACTATAACACTCTTAAAGGGAGGCGATGCACAATGTCAGACAATACATTGGTAAACGACACGGCAACTGATGCCACAGGCGTAACTGAAAATCAGGCACCAGCGACAAAAACTTATAGTCAACAAGAAGTAGACAACATGATGGCCCGTATGAAAGGTTCATTAGAAAAGAAACTTCTTAAGCCATACGAAGACCTAGGCGACCCTGAAGAACTTCGCTCTATTAAAACAGAGTTTGAAAAGAAACAGCAAGCAGAAGCAATCAAGCGTGGCGAGTTTGAAAAGACACTACAAGAATTAGCTGCCAAAAAAGATGCTGAAATCTCCAAGAGAGATAACGTCATTAAAGAATACAAAGTGAATGTGCCTATTCTCTCAGCCGCCGCAAAATATAATGCAGTAAATGCTGAACAGGTTAAGGCTCTATTATCAACTAATGTAAGACTTAATGACAACGGTGATGTAGAAGTAGTAGACACCAAGGGGAGTGTCCGTTATAACGACAAAGGCGAAGGTCTTGGCGTTGAGGACCTAGTGCGAGAATTCTTAGATTCCAATCCGCATTTCAAACTTGCTAACCCTACAACTACAAATTCCAAAAGCAATATAGTAAGCAAGGGCAATGCTCCGTTGGATGTAACCAAATTGGATATGAACAACCCAGAACATCGTGCCTTGTATAGAGAACATAGAAAGACACAAGGTCTTCAATAACTTAACAAAGGAGTCTTAAATGACTATTACTAACACAACAACCCTCAACGACCTCTTGCCAAGTATCGTTGCAGAAGCATTATTCGTGGCAAGCGAAAAGTCCATTATGCGTGGTCTAGTTCGCAACTACACATTGTCACCAGGACAAGGTAAGACTGTAACAGTTCCTATCTATCCCAAGCAGACAGCGGCAGCATTAACTGAAGGCACTGCGCCTTCATTTACAGCAGTAAGCACAGACGGCGCTATCCTAACAGTCAGCGAAGTTGGCTTGACCGCACAAATCAGTGACTTGGCCATCATGGCATCAAGTTCTAATGTGGTTGCAGACATTGGTCGTTTGTTTGGCGAAGCAATCGCTCGCAAGATGGACAGCGATCTATTAGCCAAATTTGATACTTTTAGTGGATATGTTGGTGGTGTTTCTACAACTGCTACTCCAGCATTGCTATTCCAAGCCATTGCTAAACTACGCAGCCAAGGCTATGACACCAGCAATGACTGTGCCATCGTTTTACATCCAAATGTAGCCTATGATGTTGCCAGCACATTGACATCTACTTTTGCTGCTCCAGCAAGTATGGTTGGTAATGACGCATTGCGTAATGGCTTCATGGGCACACTAGGTGGCGTTCCTGTGTATCAGAGCAGTCTAGTTGGTGCTACATCTGCCAGCGGCGGCGGCGCAGGCGACTATGCTTGTGGTATTTTCCACCGTGACGCATTGGGTCTAGCCATGATGCAAGACATCCGTATTGAATCACAGCGTGAAGCAACCAAGCGTGGCTTTGACATTGTAGGTTCCGCAATTTATGGTGTTGGTGAATTGTATGACAATGCTGGTATCCAAGGCATTTTTGACTCAAGCATTGAGTGATTAGGAGAATAGAATGGCTTTCGTTACTGAATCAGGAACTGTAACAAGTTTCGCAGAGTTTCAAGATGTGGTAGACAAAGATCAAAGATTGTTTCTCACAAATGAAAGCCTATCTGACGATATAATTGATGGTCATCTAGTCCGCGCCACTGAACGTATACTTGCAAAGTTGCGTGCCAGTGCGTGGTGGAAGGCCTATTACGTTAAACGTGATAGTAGCATTAGCTATAACACCACTGCTGATATCCCAGCCGTAAACGCAAATAGAATCAAGGGTCGTGTCAACGACTTCACTGACCTATGTGTGTATACTGCGCTTTCAGAATTCATATTGCCTGGCGTAGCTGATTTTGGCAATGAGGATAACGCTGAAAGGCAAAAGATGGGATACTACACTCAAAAGGCTGAAACTCTCTTTGGAGAGTTAATTTCAGCAGGAGACTGGTATGACTTTGACAATGTTGAATCGTCAGAGAAATCACCAGGCTTCTATAACCCTAAGAGAATAAGATGAGACAAGAGATCATTGACTATTGCCAGAACCTTTCACTTGGAGGCTTTATTGTTTCCACGGAATTGCCTTTCAGCGATAGTGGTGTGGCCTTATATTTGAAGAATGTCAAAAGCATATACGTGGATATCCCACAGTATGCCACTGAAGCAATTATAAGAACTCTTGATGCTATATCAATCAGCGATGAAGTGACCACAGTCAGATTATATTTTTCTGCAGATGCAAAATCATTACCAGCCAACTATGAAACCCTCGTATCTGATCTTAGAACAGCCAAAGACGCTGACACTATCACGGGCTATGCTCGTAGAGAAGTTGATGTTGAGACTGACTATACTCAAGATGTGTTGGTCACAGAGTTAACATTTAGATTTACCAAACTAACATAACAAGGAGCCAATTATGGCATTTTATTCACCAAGTCCTGGCAATACCAATTCGCAGGTCGTTCTACAGATTAACGTCATTGGGGCCGCAAGCCCAGCAGCCGTTATCACAGGCGATCCTGCAACTGCTATTGCCATGGGAACACCATTGGCAGTTCCCGCATTACAAGATGTAACCATCAACGCAAGCAACGACGTTTTTACTTGGAGTCAATTAGATTCCTCAGCTAAACAACAAGTTGCAACTACTTCAACAAACAGTATCTCTATGAACTGTGTTGTTGATCCAGCAACATTCTTTGGAACCACACTGGATGCAGCCTCTACCACAGCAGTGGCAGTGCAGGGCCTAATGGGTCTAAGTCGTAACAAGACCAAGATCGCATTTGCTCTACGCTTCCTAGATGCGGCAGGC